CTAAATTATATACGTTCATTTTTATGCTCCTTTCCTATGTTATTCAATTTTATTTATTTAATAAAAAAAGGAAATCATTTTAAAACGATTTCCTTTTAATATATATACTATTTAAAGATAAATTACTTCATTCTTGAAAGGATAGGGTTCTCTCTCTTAGTAACCTTCTTAGCCTTTCTAACTGACTTCTTCTCTACTTTCTTAGCCTTTCTAACAAGCTTGCAAGTAACACCCATAGAAGCAAGTCTTGATTCGATATCACACTTAAGAGCATCCTCTACTTCTGCATCATTGCAACCATCACAAGCTTCTACTTCCTCGTCTGCTACTTCATCAGTATCAGCAAGTAAGTCCTCAAACTCTGCTACTGTTGCAGCTACGATAGCATCCTCTGCCTCAGTTACTTCCTCATCAGTTGCTTCGATAGCAGCTGTTGCTCTAAGCTGACCTCTTGTAATCTTGTAATCAAACTTAGCTTCAATACCTTCCTTGGCAAGCTTCTCTGAAATACGATTAAGAACAGCCTTTACATTTCTTGCTGGGAAGTTTTCCTTAACAGCGTTCTCGCAATCTTCAAGAATTTCCTCTGCTTCTTCCTCAAATGCCTTGCAGATTCTTGAAGCCTTTACTCTCATCATATTTCTCTTTGATACTCTCTTTAAATTCTTTCTTTCCATTATCTATACACTCCTTATTCGTTTTTATTAAAAATAAACATTGATAATAATTTTATGCTATGCTTTTTTAAAATTTATTACTGTCTTCTAAGTCTACTTGTAACCTTATTAGAAACAATCTTAAATTCATTTGTTAAGCTTGCAATATCGTCTAAATCGAACTCCTCGTCCTCATCTTCCTCAGTAGGTTCTTCTTCTGCTTCAACTTCTTCGTCTACAGGCTCTTCTTCCTCAACAGTTTCCTCTGTTTCATCAGTAGGCTCTTCAACTTCATCTTCAACAGGAGTTTCCTCTACTTCTTCTACATCCTCATCAGGTAAAATATCCTCTACTGGTTCTTCCTCAACAGGAGCAATCTCAGTAGGTTCTTCAACAGGAGCTTCAACAGTTTCCTCTGCAACACCTGTACCATTTGCAAACTCTAAATCATCATTAAAATCATAAGTTTCCAAATCAATTACATCATCATCTGAAACAGGAGCAGGCTCTTCTTCAACAACAGGAGTTTTCTCAAAAGCACCACTATCATACATTCTCTGTAAAATTCTGTTAGGCTTTGTAGCACCTGATGTACCATCAATAGCATCCTCTGCTGCAACAGCTTCCTCAGTTGCCTTTGCTTCTTCTTCAAATTTAGCAACTTCATCATCTCTTGGGTCAGGGTCATTAACCTGTGGGTCTACATTAGCATATTCCTGTGCCTTATTTTCGTGTTTCTCATAAGCAGGTGAAGTACCCATAGCAACGTCCATAACATCAGGTTCAGCGTGAGGCTCAACAGGAGCTTCTTCAACAGGAGCTACTTCCTCATCTTCAAGCTCTGCTGCAACTTCTTCTGTAGGGACTTCTTCGTCTGCTACTGTTTCATCAACTTCTTCATCAGCGGTTACTTCCTCTGCATCGTCAGAAGCTAATACGCTTTCTAATACTACGCCATCGCCCTCTGAATCATTAAAGTTACTATCTACTACCTTATACTTCTGATTTTCAAAATCAACAGTATCACCATCTTCTGCATCAGGGAACTTATCCTTATCAACGATTACCTGACTTGCTGTCTTATTCATTTTCTTAGTTCTGCTCTGTGCGAACTTCTCTAACCACTCTACCATTATGAGTTAAACCTCCTTGTACCAACAAATTACTTATTCTTATCAGTTTTTGTTGATGTTTTTTCTATTTTACTAATATTCTTTTTATCCTTATTTATTTCCTTTTCTGCTGTTTTCGTAGTCTTTGCCTTTGTAGTCTTTTCTGTTTTAGCCTTATCAGTTGACTTAGTTTCTGTTGTTGAAGTTTTCTTAGGTTCTTCCTTAACTGTTTCTGCAACCTTTACTTCTTCTTTCTTAGCAACAGAAACCTCTACATCTGCAACCTCGTTTTTAGGTTCAATCTTAATTGTTTCCTCTTTTGCAGTATATGTAGTAATATCCTCTGACTTTGGCTGTAAATCTACACTCTTAGTTGAATTGTTTTCCTTAGGAGAAACAGTAAACATTTTATTTTCTTCCTCAACCACAACTTCTTCCTTTTCAACTACTGTTGTTTTCTTGGGTTGATTCTTTGTCTTATACTTATCGTTATCTGTTTCAACTATCAGTTTTTCAACATTATCTTTAATATCTTTTGATTTAGTTGCCTTTTCATCATCAAGATATGTCCACTCTTTATTATTGATAACTATATTTAAATCATTTATCTTTAATGTACCAATTTTTGTCTTAAATCTAAACAAAATATTTCCTCCTTCTAATCGAAAACTATCTTCGATATTTCTAAAGTTTTATTTTACTTAATAAATAAATGAAAATACATATAATATTTATTTTCACTAAAAAAATACATAAATTATAATAAAAAACTCCCCACTTTTTATAGTAGGGAGTGAAAATTTCTTTAATAGTAGAAACTATCTCTTGTATTTGTTTTCAACGAACTTTCAATAGAAGAAATCCCAACGGATAACTGTTCAATTTCAGCTCTTAAATTTTCATCATCTAACCTATTATTATTTAAAACTACAAGTACATCATTTACTTTTTTATCAATAGTTTTAATTTGATTACTTAAATAAGTTAGATTGTTATTCAACATTTGCAGATTATTATTTAATTGCATTATTATCAATTCATTATCCATTTAAACTTCTCCTATTGAAAAATTTTAATAAACCATTTGTTTAAACGCTTTTAACAATTACTCAGCATCTACAACTTCAATTGGAGATTCATCAGCAGCTTCGGTTGCAGCTTCCTCAGAACCCTCCTGCTGTGTATTTGGAACATAGTGAATAATGTTCTTAAGCATAGCAAGCTGTAAAGAGTTGTTTTCAGAAATCTGTGAAAGAACTACATCTTTGCCCTCTTCTTCGCCCTTTGCAAGTCCAAGAATGATACAATCAATTATATCAAATTCCTTTACTGAGCCGTCATCCATTGTTACATTAACACTCTTAATCTTCATATTATCAAATTCCTTTCTTTTTAATTTTCTTTATTATATATTAGAAAATCTTATTTTTATTAATCTTTTTTATTTAAATTATTTACTATCCAGAACAAACATTGTTTCATTAAAATCTGTGATAAAAAACTTTCTTTTAATTCATAATCACGCTCACTTACTTTTTTATTATAGTAACAATTATAAATATCACCTATTTTAATAATACTAAATTTTTTATCACCATTATTAAAATATGTACCCATTTTATCACTTGTTACTTTATATCCATGAGCTTTTATAATCCTAAACAAATTCTGTTCTTCACTATCATATTTCTTCAAACTCATTCACCATACTCTTTATCTAAATTATTCTTTTCTACAGAAATAATAAATGGTTTAATTATTTGGTCAGGAAATAGCACTTTTGAATTAGACTTCAATTCGTGTGTCGCTTCATTATGCGTTTTTCCCAACATTCTTAATTCATCATAAAAATTACATATAATAATTATATATGATAATAAACTAATTTCGTCCTCTTTTAATCCTAATGGATAACCTTCACCATCATATGTTTCTTCTATCTGTAAGATAATGTTTGGTATGTTTTCAAACTCTTTTAAAGAATTTACAATTGTTGCTGATACGGTTGAGTAATGTTCTAATTCAGTTAATGAATGGAACTTACCTATATCGTGCAACAGTCCTGAAATATACGCTATCTCTAATTCTTTAGAAGATAACTGTAATTCTTGTGCAGTTGCATAAGCAAGCATTGATACTCTCTCTAAATGCTTATACAGTGCATAATCCTTTTGCTCACACTCCAAGAAAAAATCATCTAAAATAGTTAAATTCATATTTCCCACCTCACTTTCTACATTTATTATTGTTAATAAAAATGTATTGCAAAATAAAAAAGTCCTGTGAAGTAAATAATTTATTCATTTTTAATATAGAAATACCTTTAAATTTAATATGTTTACATTAAAAAAATAACTGCTTAAATACTTATTTTTTCTATTTTTAAGCAATTTTTAGTATTATCTTTATTTAAATAATTGATGAATTTTTTGGCATCTGTATAACTATTAAAATATAATTTATTTGTTTTTCTTTTAGAACTATCATAGTTATTTAATATATTGACAAAACTTTTTACTTCTTCCCAACTCAATTCATTGAGTAAATAAAAATAGCTCCAATTATACATTTTACTATTTCTACATAAAGTAATTTGTCCTTTAAGATTTTTAATATCTATGTTTTTTGATTTAATAAAAAATAATTTATTTTGAACAATATTGCAAGTGGCTTTACTAATTATAGGTGAATAATTTTCAATAAAACCGTTACAATCTTTTACATAAGAAAAAAATATTTTTGAATTAATATTAAAATTATTTATTATATAAGATTTTAAATTAGAACAATATTCATCATCTGTCGAAATTTCGTACAACTCTTGATTACTCATTTTTCAAATTCTCCTTATAAAAAAGGGTGATTGTTGCCCAACCACCCTTAAATTTTTTTAAATCAAATTAATAATAAATTTATATATCTTTTAAATAATTATTTTAAAGAATTTTTTAATCTAATACAACATTTTCTTTGTCGTTTAAGATATTATCAGCAACATAGATACCTGATGCTGAAGCATAACTTAAACTTCTTGTCCAGCCACTACCATCACCAATACAATACAAATTCTTTATACTTGTTTCTAAGTTATTATTTACCTGAACCTTTGCAGAATAAAACTTAGTTTCAATTCCATAAAGCAATATATCATCATTTGTCATTCCTGGAATTATCTTATTCATTTGATATATCATATCAATGATATTATCTAAATGCCTCTTAGGTAAAACCAATGATAAGTCGCCAGGGGTTGCATTTAATGTAGGTCTTACAGTATTTTGTCCTAATCTGTGTGCATTAGTTCTTCTATGTCTTATTAAATCGCCAAACCTCTGAACAATGATACCATCACCTAACATATTACTAAATGAAGCTATTGATTTACCATACTTATATGGTTCATCAAAAGGCTCTGTAAATCTATTACTTACCAATAAAGCAAAGTTTGTATTCTTACTTGCCAAATTCGGGTCATCAAAACTATGTCCATTTACAGTAATAATACCATCTGAATTTTCAGTAACAACATATCCTTTAGGATTCATACAGAATGTTCTTACTGTATCTTCATATTTATCTGTTTTATACTTTATCTTTAATTCATATATCTTATCAGTAATATCACTTAATATTTCGTAAGGCACTTCTACTCTTACACCAATATCTACCTGATTGTTAGTTGTTTTAATATCTAATGTTTTACATACTTCTTTTAACCATTCAGCACCTACTCTACCAGGAGCTACAACTAATTTATCAGCTGCATAATATACTGTTTCATCTTCTACAAGTTCAACTTTTTGCTTACACTTTACTTCAAAGATATTTAAATCCTCTCTAAAACCAAAAGTTTCTACTTGTGTTTCAAACATAATATCTACTTTTTCAGATAATTCATAAAAGAGCTGTTCGCCAATTCTTAAATTATTATCCGTACCTAAATGCCTACATTGACCACTTAATAAATGTAAATTATTCTGTAAACACTTTTTCTTTAAATCTTCATCATAAGAACTAAATAATTTTATCTGTCTTACATTATCATCTAAATAAGCAGTATCTAAAGTTTCATTAAATTTTCTTTGATTATAACTATGAAACATTTTTAAATTTATACTATCTACTTCATTCATCAAAGAAAATAATTTATCATCAGGAATATAACCATTTAAGAAACCACCATATTCAGTAGTTATATTATACTTACCATCTGAAAAAGCACCTGCACCCATAAAACCACTCATTATGGAACACTGTTTACAATTAACGCATTTATTAACCTTACCCTCAGATATAGGACACTTTCTTTCAGTTAATGGCTTACCCTTTTCCATAATACAAACTTTTAAATCAGGGTTTTCTTGCATTAACTTATAAGCACAAAATACCCCTGCTGGTCCTGCTCCAACTATTATGATATCATATTTTTTCATCATTTATTATTCCTTTCAACATATTCTTTCCATCTATCTAAATGGAAATTATTTTTATCCATAATGCACCTTTGTAAAAAAGACTTACCTAAGAACTTTGCATAATTATAAGCATAAGTCCAAAATGCGTTATCAAGTATATAAGTAACACAATAATCATTAGCGTGTCTTGTACTTCTACCACACATTTGCATAAGTCCTCTTAACATTTCAACTGTATACCAATTCCTATTTACTTGTGATTTTTTATTTACTCGTCTATCTCCTAATGAAAGGAAAGGCAATTTAATTATTATTTGAAATCTGCTCAAATCGTCTTTTAAATCTACACCTGTTGATAATGACGGTGAAATAAGAACTGTATCTCTTTTTGATTGTTCGTGCATTTTTAAAAGTTCTTCATTATTTAATTTATTATTTTTATCACAATAAATTAACCTCTTATCGTTTACTTGTTTAATTATTTCTTCTGTTATTCTATAATTATTAGTATGAATAATCCCTTTTTCACCTTTATGTTCTTTTAATATTCTTTTTATTTCTTTAACAATATTAGGAATAGAATTATCTATATTCTTATAACTCATACTTCCACAAGGAATATAAACAATAGGTGAATTTTTAAAATTAAATGTAGAAGGTATTCTTATTTTAAAAACCTTATCTTTATCTATATTTAAATCTTCAACAAAGCCATCCAAATCTAATATAGTAGCAGATAAAAACACTACCTTATCCGCATATTTATTTATTCTACTATTAAAATAATTTCCTATATTAATTGGCTGTATATATAAAATATCTTCATTAGGTTCAACAACCCAATTTTCTTTATCTTTAGCATATAAGAAATAATTAAGTTTATTTAATATCTTATCTACTCTTTCTTGTTTATCAACGAGTTCTTGATATTCTTTTATTTCTTTTACGGTTAAATTATTTATATCTAATTTTCTAAATTTTTCATCTTCTAATATTTCAGTATAATAACGATTCCTGCGAGCTAACGCATTACTTATTATTACTAAAGCATCTTTGTTTTCTTCAAAGCCATTTTTAAATGGTGCTGTCGCAATTATAAATTCATTAACAGGTAAATCTGCTAAAATATCAAATTCATCATTTAAACTTAATACATTTATCGAAAAACCAACATCTGAAATAAGATTGTTTTCCAATAAATGACATTCATCAAGAATTATCATATCTAAATGATTTTTAGTTTTCTTAGCTTCTGTAAAATATTGCTTGTTAGATAAGAAAAAAGAATAAGAGCTTACAAAAGAATTTTCTCTAATTAGTCTAACCTTATTTTCATATTCACAAAGACAACCATTCATACAATCTCTTTTTAACCCTGAATTTATCTTACAAGGTGCTTTATCACAACGAATATAACCATCACCATAAAAACATTCATAATTGGATTTACCCTTTACGGATGGCATATTATCAAATTCTGTTTCATATTGATTTTGTAAATGTTTTGTACTTGTTAATACAGCTCCATATTTTACATTATCTAATAATGTTTTAGCTATGGCTGATTTTCCTGTGCCAGTTGGAGCTTCTATTACAAAGTAATCATACTTATGATAATTCTCATATATCTTCTCTAAAACATATTTTTGTTCTCTTCTAATTGTTTCATAAGGAAATTTTTTTAAAAATTCTCCTTTGCTCATTAGCATTATTATCACCTCTATAATATATTCAATAAGTCTTGCTTTTATTATACCACACTTTTTATTTTTTGTCAATATAAAAAATAAGGAGAAATAGATGTATTTCTCCTTATAATATATTAATTAGAATATTTTTCTCTTAATACTTGTTCTGCACTTTTCTTAATTAAATTTATTGTTAAAAAATCAGAACTATAATCAATAGCTATAAAAATATTTACTATATCATATAACAATACTTCAAAACAAGGTCTATATTGACTACTCTTTTGGTCTTTATAAGATTCCCAATTTATTTTACTTCTTATTTCAGAACAACAATCAGATAAGTAAGTTAATAATATAAGCATATTTATATTATGCGTATTAAATGAAGTATCTTCCTCTTTTTTATTTTCATCAGAAAACAAATCATTTGTTTTAATAGCATCTACTATTTCACTTACATTCTCTATACAAGATAATCTCTTATTATTACTCTGTTTCTCATAAGCATATTTAATTATATCATACACATCAATTATGTTATCCGCATAATTTAAAAAATAAGCCATTTTTATTTCTGTAAAATCCATATTAGAAACAACATATAAATCTACAATAGAAATAAATAAATCAAATAAATCATTTATTAACTCTTTGTTATTAGTAATAATATTACAAGGGAAGAAATAATTTAAATGTTTTCTTGCTTTAGCAATATTCATTTCTATATGAGTTATAAAATCAGATATAATAATATCTGTATCAAGAATTACATCTTTTAATTTTTCTCTTTCAATAGCCATAAGAATTTTTAAAGCATCGTCATTATGATAATCACAATCTAACGAAGATATAAATTCTTCAAGTTTTTGTTCATTGTTGGCATTACGCCAAGCCATATATTTATAACAAGAACAATCTTCCGAATCACAAGTAACTTCTTTATATGGGCAATCTACATTTAAAACTTTTTTTAAGCTCATTATAAAAATCCTTTCTATACATTTAAAACTTACAGTACATTCTTTTCATAATACTCTTTTATAATATTTTCATCAGTATTTCTTTCAACCATTTTTTCTATTTCATTAGCATGAACTTTTAAAGCTTTTAATTGACGTTCTAACAAATCAATCATTATATTACATTCATTTAAGTAATCCAAAAATAACAACTCCTTTAATCGTTTACTAAAGTTCTTATTGTTTCAACAGGAATTTTATTTATTTCTATTTTAATTTTATCTTTAAGTAATTTATAGGAATTTATTTCGTGATTATATAATAAGTTATTTTTTATTATTTGTTTTTCCTTAAATGTTAAATAAACTTTATTTTGAGAAACATTTATTTGCATAAGCCAATTTTTATCCAAATAAATACTAATTTTATCCTTGTAGAAAAAACTATTGCATTTGTAAATATAATTTAAATAATTTAATAAGCTCTGCAATAATCTTTTAGCTTCTGTATTTAAAGTATAATCATCAATAGTATATTCTTTTTCTATTTCTGTTTTTACTTTATTATCAGTAATAATATCTTTAGGCTTATATTCTTCTTTAAGAACTTCAAAACAATTATCTCTTTGAATTAAATTCATTTTAATCAATTTAATATTAAGAATATTTATATAATTAAAATTTTGAAGCATTTGTTCATCAAAATCAGGAGTTACAACAAAAACACTTGGAGTAAGGTCAACATCTAAAGAAGAAAAAGATAAGTTATTTTCCTCTATATAAATATCTAATAATTCTTCTATATTAGATTTAATTATTAAATCATAATAAGTAATTATTTGGTCAATTATTTTAAATTTCTTACCTGCATTTTTTAATTCTATAATAACAATTTTATTATTAGTTTTATCTAAAGCCAAGATATCAATATAGAATTTATTATTTATATTTAATTGTTCCTTAATTATAAGAAAATCTCCTAATAAAGATATATTTTCTCTCACAAATTTTTGGTAAAAATGCGGTTCATCATTGAAAGTATAAAACATAAAACTCACTTCACTTTCTAATTAAATATAAATAAAAAAATATAAAAAATAAAAAAAGAAAGGTACTAAATTTTTAGTACCTCCCTCTTTATATAAACTTTAATTTAAGAATTAAAGTGTTGCATTATCAAACTTTAAACCAGCAGCCTGTTCGCCACCATCAGTAGCTGTTTCATCAGCAGGTGCAAGGTCAATCATAGCTACTGCCATAGCATTAACAACAGCTACACCGATTTCCTCATAGATAACCCAACCAAGTCTAAGGTTCTCAGGCTTATCAGCAGGGATAACCTGAATATCCTGACGAATAGGCATAACACCAACAAACTCAGGGTCTGCAAGAACGAATACTTCGTTACCAGGACACATCTTTGATACAAGAATATCAGCTGTCCAAAGATGACCAAAAAGACCTGTCTGAAGAACTTCGTGCTGTGTTACAGGGTCAAAGTCGTCTCTACCCCAAGCTCTAATATCAGCAAAAGCAACAGCGTTCATAACAATCTTTGTTGCTACTAAGTCGTGCTGTTCGATATTTCTGAAAGCCTTTGTAAGGAGTTCTCTTGTAAGAGAAGAAGCAACTGCCTTACCGTCCTCATCAACTGCTGTTACAACCTGGTCAGCAGCAGCACCTTCAAGAAGTGTGAATACTGTTGAATCCTCAACAGCCATAATATCAGACTTAGCTCTCTGCTGTGCTCTATCAATAACATTAAATCTTCTTTCCTTAACCTGAGAGAATCTAATCTGTGGATAAGCTACAATCTCAAATGTAGGAACTTGAATTCTGTCACCCTCGATAATCTGGTCAGGTGCAGAACCTCTCTTAGGAACTACGAATGCTTTAGCATCTACATCCTTATCATAAACTGGAAGAGCACCCTGTGGAAGTGGGTCTACAACCAATAACTTTCTACCAATACCCTGATAGTCAAGAGACTGTCTAATTGGGTTTGCCATAGCACTTGCAAGGGCTGCTCTGCCTTCATCAGTTTCTAATGCCTTGGCAATTAAATATTCTTTCTGTTCGTTTGTCATAGCCATATTAAATTACCTCCTCATTAAATTCTTAAAGAGATACCAACGAATAAACCGCCGTTAGCATCTGCATAAGCATCACTTGTTGCATCAGCATAAGTATACATATTACCTGTTGTATATACACCTGCTGCCTTTGTTACTACTGCTACTACATTATCTGAACCGCCTGTAAGAACACCATTCTCACCTACTGTAAGAGTGTCACCTGGCTTAAGTGTTGTTGCATCATCACCCATTCTTGAAACAGCGATATAATACTCGCCACCACGGAAATAGAATGAAACCTTGTTAGATGAATTTGCGATATCACCTAAATCATCAACTGCAAGACCAACAGGAGCTACTGTTGCACTTGCAAGAACAACCTTACCTTCATCATTAAGACCTACAATCTTACCTGCAAGTTGGAACTGCTTCTCATTTTCAATATCAATCAACTCTGACTTCTCTGGAACTAACTCGTCAGCAATCTCGTGCAAACTATTAATTGTACCTTCATGACCAAATCTTACATACTTAGTTGAATTGTAAGTAGGTCCAAATACCTTATAACCACCAGCTATTGCCATAGTTACATACACCTCCGAAAAAAATTTTATATTCATTATTTTTTAAAATTTATATGATAACAATAATTTGTTTTCTATACTACTTTATAAGGCACTCATATTTGTACCCACTGATTTAATAAATAAAATCAGATTAAATATATTCAATATATTAAAATAAAATCAATTAAATTTTCATTGTTTTAATACATTCTTGATTTATAAATAAAAGTAAAAATTATTTATATAACTATGTATTTTTAAACTTTTTAATTTCATTTAATTTAATAAAACAATATACTTTTACTTCTTAAATATAACAATGAATTAAATATATTTGCAAACAAAAAAGAGAGTAATTAATACTCTCTTTTAAATATTTTAATAAGAAGTAACAGCATAATGACGTGCATCATTAACCTTATATTCAAATTCTTTTTCTGTCATATCTAAAATCTCTATACCTGTAAGAGTAAAGCTATTGCTACGGGTTGCATCTTTATATTTGTCAGAAGAAACATCTTCTACTTCATCATAATTAAATTCATCATCATTTTCATCAACTAAACAATTCTGAGCAACAATTACTGTAACTTTTTCTGTATCGCCCTCAATAACAAAGAACCATTCACCATCACCATTATCAGTATCAATATAAATACTTCTTATTCTATCTTCTTCTTTAGCTTCTTTGCAATTCTCTTGCAAAATTTCAAAAACTTCTGCTGTGGATTCACCCCAAGCAATTTTTGTTAAATTTCTATTTGCTTTTCTAACTAATCTTTTCATATTATCCTATCTCCTTATTGTTTTTAAAATAAATGTTTTACTTTTAAAATAAAAATTGTAAAGAGAAATAATACATTGACAAATAATAAAAAATATGGTATAATATATAAAACACACCAAAGGAGGAATTTCTTATGAAAGAAAAAATACTTAAATTTTTATTTGAAAAAGAAGGTGGAGACAGCGTTGCGAGTGTCTGTGTTGATATTCTAATGTTATATTTGATTTTAAAAGCTTTCATACATTTCTTTGTTTTATACATAGTCTAAAAATTAAAACATATTTTTTACATATAAAAACGATAGTAAATTAATACTACCGTTTAGTTATTATTTATTAAGCAATATTCTCGCAGAAATCTCTGAAATCGTTAGAATCTGTTAAGCTCATAAACTCATTTCTTGATACTTCTGCTTCACCATCAGAAACAATAATATCATCGTCATCATCAAGTGACTGTACCTTAATTGTAAATGCTTCTGTATCACCATTAATAATATACTTCCAATCTTCTTCCTCAAATGTAAGGTTAATATCTTCTACATTACCATCAGCTTCTGCATTTTCAATTGTATCAAAAATTTCTTCATAAGCACTATCAAAATCATAACCTGCAATCTTCTGCATCTTTGCAATCTTATTCATTCTTACTCTAATTCTATTCATAATAAAATTACCACCTTTTTAAATAGTTTATTTTTAAAATACAAATAAACATTACATATATTAGTTTCTACTTAATAAAGTCCAATCTAATTCTTTCATCCAACCATTCTTATCATATTCCATAGCTTCTCTTGTGTTGGATAAATTATTTATCATAGGCGGTTGCTGATATTGAGTAAATCCTTGTTGTGTTTGGAATTGATTTTGAGCATACTGTTTAGGTGGGATATAATCATTACGACAATTAGCAATACTTTCTAAACTTCTTGAATCATTGCTACCACCTGAAAATCTTTCAAAGTCCATATTAGAAGCAACTAAATTTTCACCATTCTTAATACGCTGTAACATTTGTTCTCCCTCTGTTAAATATTCATCTTCTTCATTATCTTTTAAAGAGGTTACAACAGATTTACTATTAAAAGCTAATATGTTATCTTTATATTCTTCAAAATCTCTTTCATTCATCATAGATAATTTAACTTTTTCCATTTCAAATTCATCTTTATCTACAATGCCCTTAGAAATACCTAAATTTATTATATCTTCTATTTGTTTTGTTTTAGCATCTATTTGTTTATCTTTCTTTATCTTCTCATATTCTTCATTTATACGCATTTTTCTTTTATCTACTTTTACTTCTTCTTCGTTAAATATTTCGCCTGCTTTAGATAAATTATCTATAGCTTTAGTAACAACATTATTAGATATTTGAGGTGACATTGGACTAATTACCGTTTGTATATCATCAACATAACTTAAAACTTCATTAGCGTTACTCTTTGCAATTCTTTCTATTGTCTTATCTTCATAAGTAACAAAAATAGTATTGTTTTCAATTTTAGTTATTCTACCTTTTAAATCACACTCTTTATTTAAGACTTTATCTCCAACAAAAAAACCATCTTGGTTATTTTGATTTAACAAGATATTAACCTTATATGTTTTAACTTTCTTTTCATTACCTACTTTTTTTATTTTCATTTTTGCCACCCTTTCAATAATTATTCTATGCCCTCAAATAAAGCATCTAAATCTTCTTGTGAAACATCCTCTTTATCTTCTGTTTTACTCATATCAGGCATACTATTTTCCACTTCATCACTTTCATCTTCTGATTCTTCATCAGCACTTTCGTCTGTTGTTTCATCAGCAGAAGTATCTTCCTCTGTATCACTTTCATCTTCTTCTGATACAGGTTCAGGGTTTTCAGGTTTTGAAAACTCTAATTGTTTAGCACTATCAGATTCATCTACTATTTCATAATTCTCTAATTCAAATATAAAATCATATATATATGCTGATACGTGATTTAAGTCCTCTATACATTCTTCTAACTTCTTAGCCATTTTTTCATCATTATTTACAATGCCTTTTGACTTACTTATTTTATATCTATATTCATCAAGATTTCTTAAAATCTCTCTACCTTCTTTTCCTAATTCATTAAAGGTATTTTTATATATTTTACTAAGACCATCAGCTTGTCTAATAAGTCTTTTTATATTTCTATCCATAAATGAATACACCTCAATTTTAAACTATTTAATAACGAAACTTTACTAATAAATAAAAGAAAATATTATTTTTATAAATAAAAAAGCCTAATTTATATTAGGCTTTTATTATATATTTAACTCCAAGGAATGTTTTTAAGTTCGTCTGCAAATGAATTGACTCTATTTACATAAATTCTCTTATTAGTTTCCTTAGTAATATTATCATATCTATTTCTTGAATGTCTATAAACAGGTGCATAATTTTTACTTGCTACCTTTTCCATTATCTTAGCCTGTGGGTCTGCACCAGTTGTTACAAAGCTATCCTCAAAAAATTCAATATCTCTATTATCTTCCCAAACAGGAAGTCCATTAAATGTTGAACCCTTATAATTGATTATATGCTCACAAAAATCATCTTCTGATACAGCTTTATTACCACAAATAGAACAAATAGAATAACCACATCTACAACCCATTGAAGTATCAGTTATATAATGTCTTGATATTCCTTGTGCTAATTCAGGATAAGCCTTTTTATCTACTGCTTTTAATAACTCTACAAAGTTACCTTTCTCATTGTATACTGCATCTATAATTACACCACGGGCATTTTCAATATTCTCATTATCGTGGTCTACAAATGCAGGCTTACCTATAAATGTTTTATAGTGTTCTTTTAATTCAGAATCGCTAAAGAAATCTATTATATTGTTTAATAAAAACTCTTATATTTTCATATAAGTATAGACTATATCACATAGTATAAATACCATTCTTCCACTTCCATTTAAGGGGATTTCACCCACTCGCTTGAGCCGTACTCCTGTTGACTAAATCTCATAGTCTTAAAGGATAGTCGTTGAATTTGTATCTTTTATTAGATACTTAATTGCTGATTAGCTATTTTTAAAAGAAACAATCTTTAATAATACTTAGGAGGAATAATAACTATTCCCTTTTATTTCACCATATATCATACTACCTATTTTTTCTACTTTCGTAACCCTTATATAAAATATTTATATTGTGGTTAGGTAGTCTTTAAGCACTTCCAGCATTTAAAAAGATTTTTCAACTCTACATTACTGTAAAGAGGGGAGCTTCTTGTCGATTCAAATTACTCCATTACTATTTGCACCTCTACAAGTCTGTGCATATCTTTCAAATTCTTTATATAAATCATCCATAGGTATAATTGTTGTTGTACCGTCCTGATTTTCAATTACATTACCTGCTGAAATAGCTCTATTTCTTACATATAAGAAATCTTCTTCCTTTGGTGCTACTTTTATTATCTTTGCTGTCTTTGTCAAAGGATATTTCATTTCTAATGTCTTTGATTCTCTTAAAATATTAAAATCAGGCTTTTTATTTGTATATAAAACAATTTCATCCTTGTTCTCATAAATATCATCAATTCTAAAAATTGTATTATTCTTAATTAACAACGCTTATCACCATCCTTATTACTTTTTTATAAAAAATAGGTTAAGTATTTGTTTTTATCTACTTAACCCTTTATTGTTATGATAAATCTATTTTATTACTATCAATTATTTTCTCATAATTCGCTTTTACTATTTCGTAAGTACCTTTTTTCAAAACCATATCTTTTTTATTATAAAAACTTTCAATATCTTCAATACTATATACTGAGTAATTTTCATCAAAATAAAATTCTTTATATCTATCTGTTAAATAATTATATAATGTTTCATATTCTTGCATACTTACTCACCTAACAAAATATTATTATCTTTCAATAATTGAGTTGCTCTTTCTGCCCATAAATCTAAATTATTATCTATATCAGGTAAATCATTAAATTTTCCTTTTTCTATATCTTGAGCTAATCTTAAAACTCTTTCATTTGTAGGTAATATAGGTATTCTTGTTAATATCAATTTTGCCATTACTATATATTCATTATCAAATCTTTTATCATTGGTAATAATGTGTTCTTGAACGTCATTATTAAAATCTATTGAACAATAAGCTCTTACTAATCTTTTCATACTCTCACCTATAATTTAATAATAAACTACATACGCCTTACCATCTAATGTTTTAAATATATTAAAGCACTGAGGACAAATTTTAAAACCATTATATTTTTGAAGTTGCTTATAATTACAAACTGGGCATCTATCGTGTTTTACATCAGCCTCTGACAATTCATTTAATACTTCCATAGAGTTCATTTGTTTCATAGCAGCTTCAATATATGCGGATAAATCATCTTTTTCTAATGATTCGTTTATATTCTCAGCTCTTACTAATCTTTTCATTACAACACCACCTTTTTATTTTTAAAATAAACAAAATAAAGATTTTTATAAAAAAAGGAGAGTAAAAACTCTCCAATTTCTTAATCTACCAAAACTACATCATTTAACTCGTCAATAGTAATTTTATCGTGATTCAAATCAAAAACAATATCTTCTATTTCTTCCGCTGAATATTCTTTTAAATGTTTTATTTTTTTTAAGTCTTCTAAATCTATATACCCTCTACCTAATTGAGTACCTATCTCATCCATTTGTTCTGCACTAAATTCAACATCAGAAATGAACTTAGCTTCGTCATCGTCTAAACAAAAATAATTAAAATTATCTAACAAAGCATCCATTTGTTCAGGACTAAACTTAGGATTGGCAATATATTCAATTTTTTCTCTTGCACCATAATCCATTATTGCATCTTCAATACAACATAATTGGTCTTCACTATATTTACCACTATCTTTATATCTGTTGAACAAAGCCTTATTTTTTTCGCTCCAACTTTCATGCATCATCTCATAATAACTATCGATATTTGCTTTAACTAACCTTCCCATTACAATCTCCCCTTTTTAAAAAATATCGGAAGTATTCTTTCTTAATATTTCTTCAATAGTGTGTTGGAACTCTGCTACCTTTTCTACTAATTTTTCAATAGTAGATTCTTTAATATTCTTAGTTGCTTCAATATTTTCAGCATCTTCAACATTCTCAGCATCTAAACCAGCTTCAACATCACCCTGTTTAACCATAATGGTAATTTCGTTTGTGCCTAAAGTAGCATCTGTACAATCTTTTATAATCTTCTTATCTTCTGATGAAAAAAGACTTGGTGCTACCTTACTTACAACTTCGTCAAAATCCAATGTTGCACGTATCATATTTTCACTTGTATCAATTTTACTTGCACTACAACCTAAATCATTAGCTATACCTGTCTTAGCTGCTTCTAACCCATTCTCAGCCTTTCTAACCAACCTCTTCATTCTATTTCACCTACCTTAATTATTACCTGTTAAGGCATCATTTATATTTAAATACTTTGCTGTATTATCAGGAATATCATCAAATAAAATACCTTGCTGTATTAAATGACCTCTCGTTGTATCTAATATAATTGTGAAATTTTCTTCATCAAATAAATCATTTAAGAAATCATAATATCCTGATGTAATATCACACCATATTTTATAAATTAAATTGTTTGTAGGTGCAATAGGTAAATAAGTAACAATCTTTTTAGCTAACAAATATTCATTAGTAGCTTGTTGTTTTATAAACCTTGACCTTAAAGTATTATCACATATCTGCTCAGTTACTTCATCGTGCATAGCAGGTGAAACGTGATTAGACAATCTTTTCATTTTCTATTCCCCTCCGCTTGAAAACATTTTTTAATTCCTCTGATAAATCACCACTAATCTCTCTGTATTCTTTTATATAATATTTTTTAGGTAAATATTCCTTTATTCCATATATATACATATTATCACTTAAAGTTACTTTTTTACTTAACATTAAAGTTTGGTTATTTAAATGTTCTTCTATATCAATAGTTAAATAATCATAATCAGTTATTACATTTAATACTTCTATTAAATCTATATCATTTGATAAAAAACCAATATTATCACTTGTATATCCAAGCACACCTAAAAATTCATCATTCTCTAAATCATTTATTATAGCTATTACCAAACAATCACCTACTTTAATGTATTTCTATATTATTAAATATTTCTGTTTTTATTCTTTCATAATTTTCTTCTTCCAATTGTTTTAATACCTCAGGTTGTAAAATATACATAACTACATTTTCAACAAAATACTGCTCTGCATTTTTCATTGCTATATAATTAATATATTTTTTACTATTATTGTATTTTTCTATCCAATATTCATTTACTTCCAACTTATCCTTAATGCTATATTTAACTATTAAATAATCCGTATTAGTATACTCGTTATTTATATAAACATTATCACCACATTGAATAGAAATAAAATTCTCATTAATAATATTTAATTCTTCTTGCGTATATTGTTTATCAATATCTCGAATTTCATAAATATTATTTACAAGGATAAAATTATAATCAGTAATTAAATCTCTGTTAGAAAATTTTATTTTATTCAAAACGCCTTTATTTATCTCAGTGATAATATCATATTTTATATAACAAAGACTACATTCCTTACTTAAAGTATTTAATAAATAAGGAATATTATGTTTTTGCTTGGATAGAAGTTTACATTTATCACAACTATTATCATCAGTAAGAACAATAATTTCATTTATATTATTATTTTGATATTCCAATAATTGAGCTTTCCTATATACATAAATTAAACTTATAGTTAAATAGTTTAATATATCATCAAAATCTTCAATACAATTCTTTACATACTCAATTTCTTCATTCAATTCATTTTCATCAATAGATATATTATCTATATTATTTTCAAGATTAGAAAGTTTCAATTTTCTTTTTACAACATTCATACCACAACAAGTAGAAGATTTTATATAAAAATATAATAAAGGTCTAAGTTCCTTAATGAATAAATCTATATCATTATTTAATTGTAAAGTCTTATATATATTATTTAATTCATTACTTAATGATATAATATAGTTATTCATTACACTCCCCACCTTGATATGTTTTATTTCTTCTTTATTATTGGGGAAGGAACTGCTTCCCCTTCTACGAAAAAATCTTTTCTACTACTTTCTTTAGGTACTGTATCAACAGAATCTATTGGCTTTTCAACTTCTTTCTTAGGTTCTTCTTTAGGCTTTTCTTCCTTAGGTTCAGGAGTTTCACCTGCTGGTGGTGTTGCACCGCCTGCCATTTGGTCTGCTGAATCAAATACGCCACCCTTTTCATTTTCAAGATTCATCTTTTCAATCTCAGGGTCTAAGCCAACCATAGGTAAGATAGTTGTTGCTGAAATAAGCCCCTTATCTCTTAAATTCTGAATAAAGCTAATCATATTCTGATTACTTGATAAGTCTTCTTGTTGCCACTGAATATCAGGAATAATAAGCTCTAAATCTTTTCTTGCTGCTGAAATTTCTCTTTGTTTTGGTGACATATACTTAGATTGTATTTCACCATTCTTAGATTTATAAAAACCTTGTATTTCTGAAATAGGTTTTAATACCTTATATCTTATCCAGTTTTCAAGTCTTAATCTATATGACATATATCTTTTAGCTAATGTATTAAAACCAACCTCTGCGTTAGCATAAGTAGGACCATCACCATTTAACATAGCTTCATTAATACATAAACCATTCATTAATTCTTTTTGTATAAAATCAAATTCTGAATTAAGAGGTAATATATGACCTGATGAACCAACATATTCAAACTGTAAACCATAATGATATACTAAGAAAAATGATGGGTCTCCATCTGCTTCATAAAGCATATCTCTAAAATCATCAATATCATCCTGTGTTGGATAAGGTTCACCTGCTTGACCAATCTTGGCTACTCTTAAAGGCATTATATGTCTATTGGCAATAGCATCCTGTGCTGACCTTAACTTATCTTTATAAATAAGCGTTTTAAAACACCTCATCATAATAGGTGTACCCCATATTTCATAAGGTGAAGCTTTATGTGCTATATGCGAAACTAATCTGTTATCTAATTTTATGTTCTGTCCTCTTGAAACAGAAGAAATAATATCAGGTGTTAATTGCTTATAAATCTCACCATATTCTCCATTTGGACCACCCTGTACAATAGCTTGTATCTGTGCATCAGGTATAAGTTCTACAATAGGTTCATTTACCAACGTAGAAGTTTGTATATTTATATAATCAGGATTGTAACAAATAAATCTTTCCCACATACCTTCTGATTCATTTAACTGACCATAAGGAAAAACATCTCCTATTTTCCAATATTCAAGACCAATATCAAGCAATAATTCGTGAATATTAATCTTATCAAAAGCCATATAGTTAAAGAAATTACTTATATATTTATCACTACAAACAATATTAAAATCTGATATAGGGAACTCAGTATGTAAGTCAATAGCGGTTGCGATAATAGGTTCTGTTCTATAAAAGTGTCTACACCATTCATTTCTCTCACGCCTATCTCTTGGTAACATAATATTTGTTGATTCAAACAATGGGTGATAGAAATTAGGATTTGACATACGAATATTAGCAGCAGCTCCTTTTGACATTTTTCTTTGAACATTCTTAGGTAATTCCCTTTTTTCTGTCAAAGAAGAAGTCATAAAACTACCACCTTGATTATAATGAGCATATCCTCTATTTATCAAATCTGAATTTGCTGTTATTTTTTTAAATTCATCATTTACATTAGATGTAACTATTTTACTCAAAATATTCTTCCTCCTTTCTGACAAAAGAGTATGTTACATATTATATTTTTTTAATAAAAAAACAAGTGTTTTTAATAATTTTAAATATATTGTTTTTAATTATCCTCTATATATTTTTTTACTATCTATAGTTTCTATAAATCCATCTGAATTTTCTAATTCATAATAAGAAAAAAAACCTTTTTCAAAAGGTCCAAAAGCTACTGTATATTTATTACCACCACAAAAAACAGTTTCCCCCTGTAAAAATCTACCACTCTTTTTTTCTACATTTTCTTCATATTCCATTGACATAATTAAATCTTCCTTTCTTTTAAAATAAAAAAATACTCTTACACTAATTATAAGAGTATTTTCAAAATTATTTAATTATTTTTAGTTATTATTTTCTGAATTTTCATCATCAGAATTATCTTCCGAATTATCATCAGAAAAATCAAAAGTAGCATCATCAGAAGTATTTTCAGATGTATTATCAGAACTATCATTTAATGTCTGAACATTATTTATTTCAGGTTCTTTCTTATCAAATAAACCTTTTAATGGATTATCGTCTAAACAACTATTTATTTCTTCAATTACTTTATTCTTTAATTCATCAGTAATTTCCACTGTATTATTATCTAAATCATAAACAATTAAATTTGTAACTTTATCGTCTTTAATTGTTAATTCGATTTCATTTTCAGAAGTATCTTTTACTAACTTATCTTTTAAACTATTTTCATAATCTAATTCTTCCATGTTCTTAACGAACTCATCTAAATCAGGAACTTCAATATTTAAAAATTCAATTTCACTTGAAGTTTTCTTCATTCGTAAATCTAAAGGTGCTTTAATAAATAATTTATTATTCAACTTCATCACCTACAATAAAATCTATATCTCCTGTTTCAAGATTTACTCTATACTCTGTACCACAATCTTCACATACTACATAAGCATATTCGTCATCTTGTGAAACAATCTTTAACTCTGAATTACAGTTAGGACAAACCTGTGCTTGGAATAACTCAACATCTTCCTCATTCAAAGGAACATAATTAGCATAATACTTTTCTTTTCTCTGCGTACTATCTACTGAATTATCTTCCTCAATCTTATTCTTAGTTATTTCAATAGATTTAAGCATATTCTCATACTCAACCATTTTAGCATCAAATTCTTCCTCTGTAAAATCATCAATTCTTGCAAAATCAGGCTTTACTGTTAATAAATCACAAGCAAGCTCTGTTGCAATTTTCTCTAATCTTTTCATTCTCTTAGCAACTATTGAACTATCACCAAGCTGTTTATTTACTTCGTCTATTGTATTAGCTTTAAGTGTAACAACGTGATTACCAAAATCATTTAATACTTCTGCCGTACCATCTTCATTAAATAATACTCTATATTCCTCATCATTCCAAGAAACAGAAGGTAAATCATTTACATTTATTTCTGCTTCGATTTCATCTTCCTGCATTTCTTCTGCTTCGTCTACTTCTAATTCTGCTGTAATATCCTTTTCTTCTGTAATATCATTCTTATCATCTAATGCTGAAATAAACGCTTTAATCCAATTTCCTCTCATCTTTCTCTCTCCTCCTAATGATGATTGCAAAGCCCATTCAGGGTTATCCAACGGCTGTTCAAAATAAAATGTTTTATCTATACCACTATCATAAGTAATATCTGCAATTTCATCATTTTCTATTTTATTTTGAAAATCAGGTACTAATATAGGTGCAGGTACAGTAAATCCATACTCATAAGCTCTTATTAACCTTTTCATATAAAAACCTCATTATTTTTATTTTTTAAAAATCATTCATTCCCAAAAACAATGGGTCACTCTTTAACTGCATATATGTTAAATCTTTTTTCTCTTTCTCTACTGTTAAATTTAATTTATTTATTTCATTCGTTAAATCTCTCTTACTAAATTCTTCCATTGATTTTATACCTTTAAAAACTAATAATAAATCACAATATATTTCCTTTGCTCTACTCGCATTATCACCGTCATAATAAGAACTTGATGAAAACCTATTTTGTTGTTCTATTCTGAACCAAGGTTTATTGTTTACTGCGGTGACATAAAAAGTAATTATATCACCGCATTTTGTAATCAAACTATCAATAGGGAACTGAACTTTCATTATTGACCTATCCAAGAAGTACTATTACTGAACGGTATATCACTCTGCGGATAAGGTGAAAACATATTAGTTTCTAAATCTGTTTCTGTCTTTAACTCAGGCTGTATAGCTACTGTTAAAGCTCCTAAATCTGTACTCTTTTCTGTTATCTTATCTAATGTATAAGTTTTATTTCTCTTATCAATTAAACTTACTTCTTCCTCTGCCTGTTTTGACAACTTTCTATAATCAAGAGTAGGTACAGAAGTATTACCTTCGTTTTCGTTTAACAACATATTGGTATTTATTCTCATACTTAACACTCCTTTATCTTAAATACTTGTTTAATTCATTATTAACTACATTTAACTCTCTTTCATTCTTAGCACTATTTAATTGTGTTGTTATTGAATTGAGCTTATTTAATGTAATCTTCTTATTCTTATACATATCTTTTGCTAAAGTCATTAATCTATCTTTAGATTTCTCACCTGCAAATGATAATTTTTCTTCCTGCTCAATATTTCTTGTATCTGTTTCAATATCGTGCTTAATTTCTGTATCAATAGCATTTCTCTTATTTATGCCGTTTAATTTGTTCTTTTTACCCTCTACAAGGTTTGTTTTCTTATTCTTAGATAAATAACCTACTATATCTGACATTGTACAATTCATAGCATATTTATCATTCTCAATAGGTATCAATAAATCGTCATTGAATAAATCTACAATAATATCATCTAAATCATTTACATCAATAATATAAATTAAATTATCCTGTAACTGATTTCTTGTAATAACACCCTTATCGTTATAAACATTAGGAGTATTATTAGCTAAGAACTCTGACAGTTCAACACTCTCATTATCTAAGTTTGTAATCTCTACAATATCATTGGGATGGTTCTTATCCACATCAAAGTAACACATCATTGATTTATTTATACCATCTTTATCTGTTGCATTTACAGCAACTATATATTTATTGTTATTATAATCAAAATTCATTACATCATAATTTTTAAAGTATTTATTTAACTTACTGCAAATATGTGTTCTTATTCTATCTGCTGACCAAGTATCAACCATCATTCTTGTATCATTATCATTTATATAATTCTTTGATAATTTCATCAATTTATTATTCTGAGCTTTCTGAATTTTATATAAAAATTCTTCATCAGATAATGGCTTTAAGTTAGATAAGTTAATAAGTTCCTCTAATGAATAATCACTTGCATACATATTTGAAGCAATTCTCTTTAATTTATCAGTCTTTACTAATAAGTCTAATGTATCTTCTAAACTTTCATCAGTTACATTAGCAACCTTACTTAATCTTTCCTTTAAAGAGTTCTTTGTTACAATAATAGATGATTTAACCTTCTTACCATTGAACATTGTTAAATACTTATTTAATGATTCGTTTACAACAAATACTTTTTCAAGCTCATCAATGGAAATATTCTCACCATTTACATTGCATACACAATCTTTTATTGTATTATTCTCAAAAGTAAATTGTAAACTAATTCTTAAACTAAGACCATTATCTTCATTAAACACTCTTACAACATAGCTAATAGCCGAACAAGTATCTTCTGTTGTAATAGAACTTGTATTTATTTCTTCTATCTCAAAACTATTAAAGTACTTTGATAAAAATTCATTTACACTCTTAATTAAAGTTTGGTTTGATACATACTCAGAAGGTTCTCTTACACCTGTATCTTCCATAGCTTCTCTCTTAAATGTCTGCTTCTCACCAAAATATGACTTTAATGTTATTAAACGATTTACTTCTTCATTTGAAAGAACAGCATTATCTAACATAGTCAATAATTCTTCAAATGTATAATCGGAAACATAAGTTTCTCCACCGATATTTACAATATAAGAGTTTGCAATCCAAGCATCAATAATATTTGCTATTTCTTCTTCTGAGAAAATCATAGCTAATTTATTATATATCTGATTTATTGTCATTACAATCTTATCTGTATATACATTCTGTTGATTATCGTTTAAATAAATACTTAAAGCAGGCTTAGTTTTAAATAAAGTAATAGCTTCTGATAATGGTAACTTTCCGCTCTTAAATACAGCTTCAACTTTACCAATCCTATTACCGTTATATGTTATACAAACGTGTAATTTATTTTTTAAACCATTGTTTACAAATATAACATCAGCTTCATAAACATCTTCATTTATCATTTCAAAGTTTCTTATATAGAACTTAACAAACTTCTGAGATAAATAATTATTTAATGTTACTAATCTATATTCCTTTGAATGTTTAATATCTTCTCTTACACCTGTATCTGTTACATTATTTCTTACAACTTCAAGACCTTCACCAAAATAAGATTTTAAATCAATAAGACTATTTATTTCTTCCTCGGATAAAATATTTACGTCATATAAATTTAACAATTCTTCAAATGTATGATTAGATACATACATATTACCGCCAATGTTTACTAAATATTCATTAGCAACCCAATCATTCATAATCTTATTAATTGTAAATATATCTACAAAATTACTTAACTTCTGAATAATTTGGTTTGTTGTTAAAACAATCTTATCCGTAAAGTTATTACCCTGATTATTTAACACATATTGACTTAAAGCAGCTGTTTTCTTAAATAAACTTGCTGTCTTTTCCAATGGAATATGTCTACCCTTAATATTAGCTGTAATATCTACAACTTTAGTGCCATTATACTTAGCATTTATTTTAAGCTTATTCTTTACACCACTATCTGTAAAAATAACATTAGCTGTATAATTATCATTATCTTTACGTGTAAAGTCTTTAATATAATAGCCTGCAAACTTTCTTGATAAACTATTATTTAATTCAACAAAGCGTTGTTCATCAGAAGAAATAATATTCTCTCTTACACCTGTATCAGCAGTCTTAATTTTACTTAACTTAATATTATCCACCTTATCAACTAACAAGCTATACTTAGCCATATCCTTATTAGGTAAATATCTTTCTATATACTGTAAAACAGTACCTAAAGATTGAGCTGATGTATACTTATCTTCACTTACAGCTGTTATTAAATGGTTTCTTACCATATCATCAAAAATATCATTTACATTTACATTAAAGAAACCATTATTCTTAATTAAATCCTTTACATAGCTCTTACTAATAATATTCTTATCAGATAATCTATTCTGTTTAGCAGTAGCAATTTTCTTATTACTATTCTTAACATTAAAGTTGATATTACCAACCTTTTCATTTTTTATATCAGCCATAAAAGTTTCTATTGATGAAACATTATTATTTAATACTTCTGCGATAATAGATAACTTATCTCCATTTCTTTCATAAGCACAAATTTTAAAATCATCAAAATTACTTTCAAACTGTTTACTTGCTTCCATAGCAAGTTGATATGCTGATTTATGTTCGCTTGTAGCTACCTTTTCCATATTCTTAACGAATTCAAATTCAGGAGCTTTTTCGGCGAGCTTTTCTCTTTCCATTTGTGGGAATAAATAATCAACATCTAAAAAAGTACCATAAGAATTACTTGTTACACCAATAATTGAACCCTCTTTTAAAAGCTCATTTATTCTATCAGTAGCTTTTCTAATATGACCATTAAATCTTCTAAATATTTCTTCTCTTGAAATAATGCTTGCACCGTTATTCTGAACCTTTGTAGCAACAACAGTTTTGTTACTCTTTGCATCTGCGATACATTCTTCAAGACCTGCATTGCTAAAAGGATATTCATTTTCGTTATGTGTAAAAACATTATTAGATTTAATCTTATTATTATCTATCGTATAAATAAAATTAAATTCACCTGGTGTATTAGAAATAGCTGTATGTAAAATAACATTATTGTTATTTACAGTAGCATTTTTAACTTCATAATACATACCTTTTAAGAATTTAGATAATTCTATCTTAGATAACAATACTTCATTATCATTAAGTTTTGCTGTTACTTCCTTTGCACTATAATCTCTATCGTCACGATTTACGCTTGCTGATAAAGTCCAAGCCTTTTTATTTTCAAAATCAATATCAAGCTTTTTCTTTTCACCATTACCAAAATCGACATTTTTCATCCACTCAGGAAGATTATCATCATTGGTATTAGTAAATAAACTGGCTTTAATCGTAGTAAATTTATTCATTCTTGCCAATCCTCCTACTTATAAATATCCTTTTATTTCATTTACAGCTTCTTGTTTTGTTGAATAAAAGCCTCTATATTCTATATTATCCCAATCAAAATATTTATCGTCTTTTGTATGACAATCAGCTGAAATAACAATATATACCGTAGTTTTATTTTTCAAAAACATTTGAAATATCTCCCATACCTCATTTACTTTATCTAAAATAACTGTTTTAGATTCATAACTTTCAGTATCAGCAATACCTGAAATATCTTCTCTTATATATGTTGATACGGGTACAGGAGACCTTCTAAGATTTAATTTTAATAAAGAATTTACATTATTAGAAGCATCAGATAATACATCAAAAACTAAATCAGTAGGAATAGTAAGAGGTTTTTCTTCTTCCTCATCTTCATCTTCTTCTGACTTAGCAGGTTTCTTAGGCTTTGGCGGTGGTGGGGGAGCTGTTTCTTCCTCATCTTCTTCGCTATCGTCACTTTCCTCATCTTCGTCTGCATCATCGTCCGCACTATCTTCATCATTTTCATCATCGTTATCTTTTTCAGTATCTTCTTCATCAGAAGTATCTTCTTCGTCCTCTACTTCCTCATCATCTTCTGTATCTTCGTCATCATCTGCTTGTTTTTTCAGTTTTTTTTTACTTGTTACTTCATACATATTAGGTGCAGTTGTATCAAACCTCATATCAGATACGAAATCATAACCACCAAACCCACCATCTTTTAAGCTGATTGAAGTATCATCTGAACTTTCACTATCTATTAATTCCATCATATCTAATGAATCGTCCTGAATTTGTAAATCTTTAAATTCATCAAAATCAGTTTTCTTCATTGGAGATACATTTATTTTCTTTACTAAATTTAAAGAATAATCTTCGGGGAACAATCTTATATAATAATCTAATATAGCATCTACTTTTTCATCAGCAGTCACTTTCATTTTGTTCGCCTTGATTACTTTTCTATTTAAATAACCTAAATCATTAATAAATGCTTTAATACCAATTGTTGGTACTAACTTACTACAAAGCTTAATCATATTCTTTGTATATACATTATTCTTACCTGCATAAATAGGAGCATCAATTAATAATATAGGATAAACTTCATAACCTCTTGAATTGATAATTTTTGCAATCTCTTGCTTTAACTTATTATCATATCTAAGAGTAAAAGCTTCAAATGTATTCTGTAATGTACCATCTATTTGATTCCATAATTTTAAAATCTTATCTGCTAAATACTCAGGACTAAAACCTAATGGGTCTACTTCTTTCCAAGCAATCTTTTTCATACCATTATCTAAATTAGCCCAATATCTCATAGCATAAGGGTCAAGTGCATAACCTTTATTAAAATCATTTGTAGATGGATTTTCTGTACTCTGCTTCATAGGGTCGAAACTTGTATCATCAGGTGATAAATTATCTTCCTTATATAAATCTCTTTCTTTTGTTGTAATCGTATTTATTCTATTTACAATTCTATTCATATACTTTTACCCACCTTAGAAAAATGAATATTTACTCTCAGCTACTTTTGTCTTATCACAAACAGTTTTAATGGTTTCATTTAAATCAGAAATATTCTTTATTTCCTCATCCTTAACCATTTTACTAATAATATTTAAAATATCTTCTAAGTTTTCTTTAGATTCTGTATAATCATTATCTGTTATATAACTCTTAACATAATCTTCTAACTTATCATTTACTACCTTGAAAAGATATTTATTTATATTCTTATCACTCATTACATAATCTGCAATTGCTTCTTTATCCTTAAAAACAGATAAAATCTTTGCAAGTTCTTCGAAGTTGCCTGTCGTTACATAGTTACCCGACTTACCTGAAGCTGTTCTTACAAGGTTTTCCTCATCGTCTATTTCCTTTACTAAATATTCATTACCGTTTTCATCCTTTTCAACTTTCCATATTGAACCATCATCAAAACTATACTTTTCAGGAAATACATCGTTTCTACCTGTAAAACTACTATATAAATATTCGCCCCAAGCAACCTTTTTAAATAAACCGCTCTCTAATGCTTTATCAAAAGCTATTTTATCTAAGCTCTTTACAGAATAACCATTGATATTCTTATCAATATATGTACCATTTGTAAGGTTATTATGTAA